TGCGGTTATACTGGTGTGTACAGGTATTGAAATTAGTCAGTGCAATGTAGCTGTATATCCAACCTCTTATTACAGTCTTGTTGAATGTCAGGAAAGAGTAGCTCAGGGCTACAGGATGGCAGCTTCTGCAGGTTTTTATGTTTCTGGTTCCTGCAGCCAGATTAAGATTGAGGGTACTGATTCATAGTACCTAACGAGGTTGCAGAATTACCTGCAGTTAACGCCTCAAGTATATCGGTATTTTATTATGATTTGTGTGCTTGCATTTATTTCGATGGGCCATGCTTGGATCTCTGGATCTAATCGCCTCTACAAAGCCTGTTACTATGATTGCGGCCAGAAGGGCGGCACCAATGGATTGTCGTATGACAGGCGGTATGTAGTTGGTCCTCGTAGCAGATGTTCTAAGAGCTTTGTGGTCCAATGATTGAGGTTCTGGCTCTTGCAAGTGCAGTAGGCACAGTAGCTTCATCCATATCCAGTGCGGTACAGGCGGGTAAGGATGTAGGATCTATATTACCTGCATTCGGTAAATTAGCTAAATTAGAGGCTGATATTAACCTTGCGGAAAAGGGCAGGCACAAAGGTCCACTAGGACGCCTAACCTCAAGCGAGGAAGAGGGGTTTGCGATTGCGCAGGCCAAGATGAAGCACAAAGAGGTTACGAACCATCTGCGTTCCATCTGTCAGTTATACGGCCCTCCCGGTATGTGGGAAACGGTTGTAAGGGAACAGGCTGCAGCACGGAAGCGCCACAAGGATGCCTTAGAGGCACAGGCAGCTAAACGTGACCGGGTCTTCTACATTCTCAGTATTGTATTTGCGGTTGCAGTATTTGCTCTAGGCAGTGCAGGTCTCATCTGGGGTGCAGCCCTTTTAGCAGAAAATCAAAGGTAGGGTTATGGCCGGTAAGATGAATAAAGGCGGTATGGCTACTAAGAAAGCCAACCGCAAATGACAGATGCTCGTTTAGAACGTATCGAAAAAAAGTTAGATGAAATGGGTGAGGCAATAGTAGCCTTGGCCCGTATGGAAGAGCGCATGGTGTCTTTGTTTAAGCGCATGGACTCTTACGATAAGGCGCAGACACGAAATATTGAGCGTCTTGAGAAGCTAGAGAAGGTGCAGGGAGTTAACGGCCAAACCCTGCGATTTGCAGAGCGAGTGTTCTGGATAATTATTTCTGCCCTTGTTGGCTACCTATTCTTTAAAATGAGAAACCCATGACCGATGAACCTAAAAAATATACTGAAAAACAGAATGCCTTTCTGGAAGCACTTATGGGTGAAGCCCGTGGTAATATCCGTAAGGCTATGGATATTGCTGGCTATTCTAAAGGTACGGGAGCTTCTGAAGTTACTGTACCGCTTAAAGAAGAGATTATTGAACGAGCATCGATGATGCTTGCCATGAACGCCCCTAAAGCTGCCCACGGGTTGCTGGGTGTTCTGGATGACCCCACGGCGCTGGGCGCACGAAACGCTATTAACGCTGCCCGTGAGGTATTGGATCGTACAGGTCTAGTTAAACGGGAGAAGGTAGAGGTCACCAACAATGGTGGTGGCATGTTTATTCTACCTCCAAAAGCAAATGACTTGGATCAACAAAACTAGGAAGAACTCTACACAGCGGTTACCTTATGCGTACAAGCCTGTGGAAGAGGGTTCCTTACAACTAATACCAGATCCAGACGTAGTTCCTTTTGTTGAACAGGCGATGGATCACTTGGACGAAGGCTTTAGCACCCGTAAGGTTGCGGAATGGCTTTCCAACAAAGTAGGCCGCAGTATTTCTGGTCAGGGTATTAGTAATATCTGGAAGCTGCACCGGCCCAACAGTAAGCGGGTTAAGGAGCTTAAAAAGGCACATCGTAAGAAGCCTAAGCCACACACCGCCGCTGAAAAAGAAGAAGCCCGTCTGAAGCGTAAGATCTCAGACAGCAAGCGTATCAAGACTATGATGGAGAACCGTCTAGCTGATAAGTTTGGGGCCACCCAAGAGGCGGAAGAAGAGTTTGAGAGCATCTCTGATACTCTGGACTTCGGTGTTATCACGCAGGAACAACAACAGCGTGAGGTTGTATTCCAGCCTAACCCCGGCCCACAGACGGACTTCCTAGCGGCCTCTGAGCGTGAGGTACTATATGGTGGCGCAGCCGGTGGAGGAAAAAGTTATGGACTGCTTGCAGACCCTATGCGGTACTTCCATAACAAGAACTTCAACGGGATCATCCTGCGCCGTACTAACGATGAATTGCGGGAACTGATCTGGAAGTCACAAGAGATGTACCCGAAGATCTATCCGGGTGCTAAGTGGCAGGAGAAGAAGTCTCAGTGGGTGTTCCCTAGCGGTGCTAAACTGTGGATGACCTACCTAGAGCGTGATGAAGATGTTCTGCGGTATCAGGGTCTAGCTTTTAGCTACATAGCCTTTGATGAGCTTACACAGTACGCCACACCGTTTGCATGGAACTATATGCGCTCACGGCTTCGTACTACGGACCCAGAGCTACCTCTGTTCCAAAGAGCCACAACCAACCCCGGCGGTAGAGGGCATGGCTGGGTTAAGCAGATGTTCGTAGACCCAGCGCCAGCAAACAAACGCTTTGTTGCAACGGATCTAGAGACCGGGGAGCCGATGGTATTCCCTAAAGGACATGACAAAGAGGGTGAGCCTCTTTTCTACCGCAAGTTTATCCCTGCATCATTGAGAGACAATCCGTATCTTATGCAGGATGGGCAGTACGAGGCTAACCTTTTAGCTCTGCCTGAGATGCAGCGGCGTCAGTTGCTAGAGGGCGATTGGGCAGTAGCAGATGGTGCAGCCTTCCCAGAGTTCAAACAGTCCAAGCATGTATGCGAACCCTTCGATATACCGGATGATTGGCGCAGGTTTAGGTCATGTGACTACGGTTATAGTTCTTATTCTGCGGTACACTGGTTTGCCATCGATCCTAGCTACGAGACTTTGTACGTTTACCGGGAATTGTATGTGTCTAAGCATACCGGCAAAGACCTTGGCCGTGCGGTTATGGAAGCAGAGCGTGGTGAGAGCATACACTACGGTGTTCTGGATAGCTCTTGCTGGCACAACCGGGGTCAAATCGGCCCTAGCATAGCCGAAGAGATGGTCTCAATGGGTTGCCGCTGGCGTCCGAGTGATCGTTCTGCAGGCGCAAGGGTCTCCGGTAAGAACAGGTTCCACGAAGTTCTCAAGATTAACGAGGAAACGGATACCCCCGGCATCGTTTTCTTCAACACCTGCCGCCAGATTATAGCGGATCTCCCTGTAATACCTTCTGACCCCAAAGGTTCCGATGACATCGACCCCAGATATGCAACAGACCATGCATACGACAGCGTCCGGTACGGCATTATGAGTAGGCCCAGAGCCTTTTCACCCTTTGATATGGGACGGGGCGTCCCAATACAGCGGTACACACCCTCAGATTCAAGATTTGGATACTAAAACATGGCTTTAATGGATAAACCGACCGGATCTCTGACAGAAGATCAAACAGAAGCGGAGCAAGTTGTAGCTCTTGTAGAGGATGGTGACGTAGCACAAGAGAATTTAGACTTCTCCGGGGCCGCATCCTTTATACAAGGGCAGTTTCGCAAGTCAAAAGACCACCGTTTGTCCGATGAAGAGCGTTGGTTAATGGCATATCGCAATTATCGGGGTATTTACGGCCCTGATGTGCAGTTTACTGACACAGAAAAGTCCCAAGCCTTTGTTAAGATCACTAAAACCAAGGTTTTGGCTGCGTATGCGCAGATTGTAGACGTATTATTCGCCGGTTCTAAGTTCCCGGTGGGTATTGAAAGCCGCAAGTACCCTAATAATGTTGCTGGTGAGGTAAATTACGACCCAAATGCCATTACTTCTAAAAAAGTAGAGGAAATGGCCGGGGTACAGTACACTCCGAAGCGTCCTATTGCCCGTCCTGACATTGAGAAGGATTTGGGGCCATATAAGGACAAATTAGAGCCTATTGCGGATGAATTGGAGATGGGTTCCGGGGATTCCCCTTCTGCTGTCTACTTTGAGCCTGCAAAAATGGCTGCACAGACCATGGAACGCAAGATGCATGACCAGTTGGATGAAACCAGCGCCTCTAAGCACCTTCGTTCTGTAGCATTCGAGACTTGCCTGTTCGGCACCGGTATTCTCAAGGGTCCATTTGCCTTCGACAAGGAATACCCACGTTGGGATGAAGAGGGTAATTATGATCCTTTGTATGAAACTATCCCCAAAGTGGAGTATGTGTCTATCTGGGATCTATACCCCGACCCAGACGCCCGAAACATGGCTGAAGCTGAGTATACTATACAACGGCATCGTCTGAACCGTACCCAGCTTCGTGCGCTTAAACGCCGCCCACACTTCCGTACAGAGAGTATCGAACTCGCTATTGAGCAAGGCCCACAGTACCAGCGTGAGTATTGGGAAGATGCATTAGACGAAAGCAATAACTCTGAAAGCCCAGACCGCTTCGAGGTTCTTGAGTATTGGGGTGTGCTTGATGCAGAGCTTGCAGAACAGGCTGACATCGATCTGCCCGAAGAAATGGAAGATCGTGACGAAGTTCAGGTAAATGTTTGGGTCTGTAACGGCCAAATCCTTCGCCTAGTGATCAACCCGTTTACACCTACTCGCATCCCATACTCTGCAGTGCCTTATGAGCTTAACCCATACGGCTTCTTCGGTATCGGCGTTGCTGAGAATATGGAAGACACGCAGCTTCTGATGAACGGCTTCATGCGGATGGCTGTAGATAACGGTGCGTTGTCCGGTAACCTCTTGATTGAGATTGATGAGACTAACCTCGTACCGGGGCAGGATCTTTCTGTGTACCCCG